TAGTTTGTCCTCTTTTTATTCTACACTATCTAGTCAGGAAAACCAAACATTTCTAATTTTTAATGAAGTTCGGTAATAATTTACAAAATTTTTATTTTTATTTAAGAAACTATACGTGAGAATCCTTTAATTTTTTCAAACTTTATTACATTTTCAAATTTGTCAAACATTGATTCTTTATGAGAGATAACAAAAATATTTGCATCTTTAATAACATAACGAATAATTTTAAGAAACTCATCTGTACCAAATCCATCAAGAGAACTATCAAATACCTCATCCATAATTAACAGATTAGTATTTACAGAGTTTTTCATTCTTGCCACCTCTCTCCAAGTAAACAAGAGTGCCAAATCTATTCTCATTTTCTCTCCCTCGCTGAAAGAAGAATAAGAAAAGTCTTCATGAATAGGGGACTGGACGGTTTCATTGAACTCTTCATCAAGAGTAAAGTTTATGTAGAAGTCCATCATCTGAAGATAACGGTTAACTTGCTGATTTATCAGCGGTAGATACTTCTTGATGATTTTTGTTTTAACTCCACCGTCTTTAAGTAAACTATACGAAAAATCGTAATAGTTAATCGTGTCCTTTCTTGACGCTAAATCGTCAAATGTAGTTTTTAAATTGTCTTTGAAGGTTTCTAGCTTCTCATGTTCAGTATTTCGGTTTGCAAGTTGCTCGGTAAGCTCTTGAACTTCCGATTCCAGACTTCTGATTTGTCGTTGACATCCAGAAATCCGAACATTGTCTTGAGAAATGTCATTCTGTAGTTTGGAAATCTCCTTCGATAGGGCAGTAAATTGACGCTCTCGCTCCTGTTCTTCATTAATTGCCTCATCTAGCTCTTGCAAACCAGATTGCAACTCTTTTGCTACATTTTGAGCGTCATTAATTTTATTTATGCGAAAATCTTCATCAATCGACTGTGTACAAGTGGGACAAACCGTATTTTTTGTGAAAAATTTATGTTCTTTCGTAATCGTTGATACTTTATTAGAAATTTTACCCCTTAAACCACTTAATTTACGCAGTTTTTCAGTCGCTCCTGTAAGTTTTTCTTGTTTTTTTAGTTGATTTTCTACTTTTTGATTAGTAAGATCAACTTCTTTGTTATAAAGACTGATAAGTTTCTTCTGTTCGGTGACTTTCTCTTTGTTTTTAGAAATACTTTCTTTACCCTGCGATTCTAGTTCATCGATAAAACGACTTTGCATTTGAACTTTATCATTCAAAGATTCTTTTTTAAGGGTTAATGTTTTAACTTCGTCCTTAAGAGCACTGATTTTACTCTTAATCACCGTATTCATGGACGAAAAGATCTTAATATCAAGCAAATCTTCAATAACTTCACGTCGATTTGCTGCTGAAAGCTGCATAAAGGGCACAAATGTGCTGCTTCCAAGAATAACAATTTGAGTAAATGATTTATAATTCATCTTCAAGACGTTTTGCTCTAACCACTTTTGCTGATCTAGAGCAGCCGCATCTTGATTTAATTCTTCATTATTACGATAGATCTTAAAAATATTAGGTTTGATACCCCTAATAACTTTCCAAGAAATGTTTCCAATAGAAAACTCAACCTCCACAACACAGTCTTTTTCATTAACTGTGTTAGGAAGTTGAGGTTTGTTTATCTTACGAAATGCCTTGCCGAAAAGCGAAAATGTTAAAGCATCAAGGACTGTAGATTTACCAGCACCATTTGTTCCAACAATTAAGTTGGTAGGATTTTCAGTAAATTGAATCTCAGAAAATTGATTACCCGTAGAAAGAAAATTTTTCCAACGGATCCTCTCAAATAAAATCATACTTCTCAGTTTCTGGTGGCACTACGATGTCATTCTTAGAAATTATAGCATACTCACACTCATGTATGTGGCATGTCTTCAGCATTATATCATCCTCTATTTCGATGATATTCATTTCTGGATAATCATGTTCTTCTTCTAACTGCATAGCATATCTAGTTGCATCATCTTCCTCTTCAAAGAGATAAAGAATTTTATCTCCAGATTCGTTTACGACAGAATATGCTCCCAGATCTTCTTTTCCTTCTACAGTCAAAATAAACATTAGATTAACTCACAAGCCTCCTGATACGTTGTCTGCATAATATTTTGAAGAATAGACTTATCAAGATTAATCTCTGCTTCTTGAATATATCTATTCAAGATAGAGAGAGTATCTTCTGACTCAAATGCTTCAAACTCTTCAGGATTTCCAGTATCAAAATTTTCTACAGTTTTAAGATCGGCAACACCAACAGAATAAAGTTTATCGATAAACTTTTCAAACTTCTTGGCATTTGATTTCTTGCGAACAATAACTTTTACAATTTTATTCGCATACTCTCTTGCATCAAATGTTTGATGATCGGTATCCTCATAATATATGTTGTAAAACATTCTATAAGGATTATTTACGTGGGTATGTTCTAGAGTCTCAGTATCAAAGACAGTAAAACCTCTGGTATCATTTACATCATTCCAGAACATTTCATAAGGATTACCTAGATAGAAGATTTTCTGATCATCCGATCTAGTGTGGTAGTGTCCTGAGAACACCTTGGTGAACTTCTTAAATAAGTTGCTCTCAAAACCATGCTCCATGATGCATCCGCGATGAGCTCTAAATCCGCGCAGTTCAAGGTGCCCCATCGCGCACTTGCTATCTGTATTTTTAATAGATGAGAAAGTACTTTCAGTGTTGTCTTCATTGATCCATGGTATAAAGAGGACTTTTAAATTATCCAGCATTGCTTCTTCAGGAGAAGAATAAATGCGAACATTATTGTATTCACGAAGAAGGAGATCTACAGCATTAACTTCATTAGTGTTTTTGTAAAAAGCAGTATGATTTCCAACGATGGTATGAACAGTTATACCCATCTTCTCCAATCGATCATAATAATTATTCTTTGCCCATGCTAGAGCACCAAAGTTAATACCAGTACGATTATCAAAAGTATCACCCATATCTACAATGGTAGTAATACCATTTTCTTCTAAGTAAGGAAAAAAGATATCGTTATAGAACTTTAAAAAATAATTATGAAATAGTTTGGAATTTTTACGAGCACCAAAGTGCTGATCAGTAATGATGACGATTTTCATTTTGGAAAGTATCCTCTGTTACCACCAGTTGCTCTAAGGTTTGCCGCTAAAGTAATTCTAGTTTCATCAAATTTGTGAATTGGAACACTGTGCGTTAAAAATGAAGGAAATATTACTAGTCTTCCTTCTTTAGGACGAATTTTTTTATTTAAACCAATTGATTCAAAAATTAAAGGTGCATGATAAAATTTTGCTTTTAAAAAATAAACTACAGATAAATGTTCTAACCAATGAGTATGCGGTTCTGTATAATCACCTTTTCTGTAAATATTTCCCCAAAAATCAATAAATTCACAATTAGGGTTTTTCCACAAGAGGTTGTCAGAGTGGGATAAAATTTTACATTTTAAATTCTTAATCTCCCATGAATCAATTAACCACTCTGTCATGGTTGCTTTTACATTAGTCTCTCTATTTTGAACATCTCGATAATTTTCAAGAACATCTAGTAGTTCCTCTTTTAGTTCTTTATGTCTTGCATAATTATCTAAAACTAAAATTTTATGTTTTGGAGAAACAAAAACATTCATCAATAACGAAGTTTGGAGTGAACAGCATCCTTAATTGAATTATAGTCACTGTAGTTCGATCCGTCAAGGGTGTTATTATCGTCAAACACCTCACTATACCCGGACTTCTCCAAAATTTTATTTTTGATTTCTAACTGACGTTTCTCTCTTTGAATCCGTCTTAGAAATGCGTAATGAATAATTTGTGTGAAATATGCAAAAGGATTCTGAGACTTTTCAGGATTAAAATTGTGGATATACTGCACACAGTTTTCAATACCGTCAGAAACCATATCATCCTTAAACATGTAGTTTACGAAATTTGGTTTGAATGATAAATGAGTTGCAATTTTAAGAAAACACTCTCCAATATACCTAGGAATAACAGGTTTAGGTTCTTCTCTCTGTGCTGCCAAGTCAACCTTTTCACGATACGCAATCAAAGCAGCTAAGAACTCTTTGTTGTTGACGTAATGTTCTGATCTTTTTCTCTTAGTCATGCCTGGTTGTATCATAACTATATCTCATCATTATGTATAAAGTATACCATCAACACATATACTTGACAAGTCTCTAAATCTTGTGTAGAGTACCTTTGTTAGGTTTGAAGAAACAGCTATAGCTTAATTACTAATATCTTTATTAGAAGGACTATTATAGAGTTTTTCTAGTATTTCTCTTGCATCATTTACATTAGCAAGATATCCCATTTTCTTATCTAGTTTATGATTGCTAGAACCAGAAGCAGGATCATCATCTACTTTTCTTACATACTCTTGATGCATGAGTATCATTTCAATATCATTTGATTCTGACATTGTTAATACATCATTTAAATTAATAAAAAACATATCTTCACTAGTAGTCTTTAACCAAGGTTCTACTTTGTAACCGATTATTCCTGCTCTACTTTTTACTTCTTTAATGAGAACTGGATTAGATACTACTAAAATAGTTCTATCAGGTTCTTCGTCAGCAGCTACTTTGGTAAAGATTTCTTCACCAGACTTTAATTTGATTGTTGCGTAGAAATCATCTTCTATCATGCTTTCTTTAAGTGTATGGTTATAATATCATAGTTAAAATTCTCTTCGTTATAGATTTTAATTCTTTCAATGAGATGATTTAACGTATAATTTTTTCTTGTCTTTGTGGAACAGTCATCTGCAATATCATACAGAGTTGCTTTTACCTTGTTTTTTCCTTTTCTAAGAACTCGTCCAATACTCTGAAGATTTCTGACTCTGGACTTACTTGGAGAGGCAAAGATAACATTATGGAGGTTTTTAATATTGATACCTGTAGAAAAAGTTCCATAAGAGGCAACGATAATAGCATTGTCTTCTCTTTCTGTAATCTCTCTAACTATCTCCCGTTCTTCAGCATCTACACCACCATGTACAAAAAATACCTTGCGGTTATCACGCTTATTATTATTTATTAGATTGTAGAGTATCTCTCCATGTGCCTCTACTCTTGCAAATAATACAAGAGTGTTACCTTTTAAATCTAAAGTAAGATTAGTAATAAATTTATTTCTTTGTTTATGTGAAATTAAATATTCAATCTCATCATTATATGTTTCAAATTTTTGTGATTCATGTTTAAGAATGAGGCATTGAATATCTAACTCAGAAAGATGTCCCTGCTTCATTAATTCATCAGTTCTCGTCACTTTGTATGATGGGCCAAACACTCCCTCTAACACCCATTTATGCGTCTGTGTGCCGTCTAAAGTGCCAGTAAATCCAAATCTATACTTAGCATGATGAAGTTTAGTCATAATCGATATTAGAGACTTACTCTTAAAGAGATGTGCCTCATCACCAATCACAACATTATAATTCTCAAACCAAGATCTTTCTAACTTATAGATAGATTGCCAGGTGGTAATTACTACAGGACAAGTCGTGTCCTTTTCTTTACCACTGTAAATTTTATGACAGTATGTCTCAGCGTTCCAACCATAATCCTCAAAGTCCTTGTACATCTGCTCTACAAGAGATGTCGTTGGCACGACAAGAAGAATTTTTTGTCCTTTGTCTACATAATATCTCACTAATGAATAAATCATTAGAGATTTGCCGCTCCCAGTGGGGCTTATCAATAGCTTTCTATTATGCTTTAAAGCATCGTATACTCCCTCAATTTGGTATTGACGTGGAGTATGAGTACAAATAGATTTCATAAATCCTTTGACACCCTCAAATGATATTTCATCATTTACCTCAAAGGGTTGTCCGTAGTATTTATTTTTCTCGAAGGAATATGTATATCCGTAGTTCTTACAAAATGATACGATTTTATCCAGCAGTCCAACATAAATCTGCTTAGAACGCATATCATATAAATGAATTTCTCCGTTCCAATTTCTACCACGATACTGTGGCATAAACTTCGCATTTGGAACTTCAAATTTAAAATGATCTCTTAACTCATACTCTATATGAGGTTCTGTATTGATTTTTAAAAATACTTCGTTAGATTTAGAAATTACAAGATCTGTCGTATTCACAGGTATTAAATATCCTGAGAATATTTATCACTCCATTGCGAACTTGTATTCTAACACTGCTTTGTATAAAAAATTTTTTAAGTATGACAATCTTTTTTGTTCCTCAACATCTCCACCAGGCCATTTTTCAAGATGAACGGAAACTGATTTGTATAAAAGATGAAGATCTTCTATACCAAACTGTAGTTCAATATAAGGAAGATTTTCATCAAAATCTCCCTCATAATTCCAGTCATCCATTACCCTAATCCTGCATTGAATTTCATAAACTCTATTGCATTTTTAATGTGAT